TTCAATTTTGGCTTCTGAATAGAATTGCAATACGCTAAAGAAGCTTGCTGAGGAACTGGAATGCTTCTAAGCTGGCCTTTTAGCTCTATAATCTTTTTTTGATACTCATTTATTTTATCATTAATCTTTTTGTTGTGTTCTGCATCTTTATTTATTCTAGGCATTCTCTTCAATCCTTATAAAAAAAGGGGCAATTAAGCCCCATGAACAAAGGCAATTAATAATCAACCGTTAGTTTGTAAAAACGCCATGTTAATATTTTTGCGCTCCCAAACTCGCTGCCAATTAGAAGCGTTGCTTAGCTCCGCTTGAGTTGGTGATTGTCCAGCAACTGAGCCGCTTTCAAAAGAGCAGCCAAGAGGATGTATAATCTCTGATCTTCTAGAGTAAATAATTTCTTCACCGCCGCCATTGCCTGCGCTTGGATTGCGATCTAACTCTGAAGGATTAAGAATGCGACCTTGTCCACCAACAAACGCACCAGCGCCAAACAAGATTGATGTATAAGTGACGCGCTCAGAGCCTGCAACCGCTGGCAAAGAATCATCAACCACGACAGTCATACCCATATATGTCGGAATTACAATCTCTCCGCGAGAATTAGGTATAAAATCAATCAGGTTCTGCTTTTGTAATGAAGTATACACAACCGAATGCATTGCAATGGCTGTGTAATTCATTTTGTGATCGCCTGATGTTTGCAAGGCATCTAAAACCGCATCGCCGCTAATAAGCTGATCAGGCGTAATAGGGTCAGCGCTATCAGTGGCAAGATTTACAACCATGTCAGCGCTATTATTAGCGACGTTATCAGCGAGCACACCCATAGCAGACTGGATAAGGCGGCGTTCGTTTTGCGTTGCCCAATACTGGCCGATTTTGCTTGTAATTGCTTCAACAGGGTCTTTTAGCGCCAATTCTGCAGCAATATCCATTGTCGACCAACTTTGGTTTTGTGAAGCCAAGCGCCAACGCTGAACATACTTAGTGATATTTGAAGGAGTCGAAGTGAGTGCTGGGTTATCGTTTGAGTAATTTGGTTCTTCAGTTCCCAAAGGCTTAAAGCCTGTCAATATGCCCTCATTACCGCCTTGTGAAGCCTGAGCCGCAACAAGTGGGCTTTGAGCCAAAACGCCTGAGCGAATAAAATTATTTAGCTCTATTTGCGATTCATCAATGAAGCTGGCAAAAGTTAAAGGGTTGTAAATATCTGCGATCTGTACTGTAGCCATTGGGCTATCTCCTTAGTGTTGTTGGTTGCTCATTAGTTCCTGATATTTATCAGGGTTCTCATTAGCAAATTGTGTAACCTGGGTTTTCGTCATCTTTGATAAATCAACAGCTCCGCCGTTGCCTTTTTGCCCACCAGCAGCACCACCGCCTGAAGCATTTGAAGCTATCATGTAAGGTTTATTGCTTGGGTCACTAACCACTGAATTAACCAACTCACTAAGCGTTGCGCCTGTTAAAGCGCCTTCATCATTAACCGGCATAACTTGGCCTTCTTTATAGCCAACTTTGCCCTTTAATTCATTTTCAATAAACATGCGAGCAGCTCTATCTTGCGTTACATGCTCGGATAAAACAGCGTCAATAAACTGTTTAATACTGCCCTGTTCTTTCTCTTTTGCAATCGAGCCTTCGAGATTTGCGTATTTTTCTTGCTGTTGTTCCAAAGCTTTTTGCAGGCTTTCGACATCGCCATTTTTAGCCGCCGCCTCTAGCTCTTTAGTGGCTGCAAGGTCTGCCGCCGCCTTAGCTTTTGCTTGCTCTTTTTTCTTTTCAGAAAGAAGCTCATCAAGCTTTGATTTCATGCCTGTCACCTCGTCGGATGACACCATACCTTCAAGCATAGCTGCAGCTTGTGCCTGCAGTGCTTCTTTTTGCTCATCGGGTAAATCAATACCCTCAAAATCAATATTCATAGTTAGCTCCTTTGGATAAATATATAATAAACAACTTGATTTTACAAATTAGCCTGTTTAAAGGCTTCTGGTGCTTCTCTTCTCATGGCCTCAATAGTTCTAGACTGATAATTCTTGCCCACTTCAAGCCTTGCGAATTGTTCAGAGTCTAAGCCGCCATTCCTGAACAGCTTGCCCTTTGTTTTTCCTAATACGTCATCCTGAAAGCTGGCTGGCTGAGTTTTAAGCCAGCTATAATACGTTGTTTCAGCGTTAACCTGCTTTGCGCCTGATTCGCCTTTACTTGGCCTTTTAGCGCCTTTATCTAGGAAGTCGAAAGTCTCACTCAGTACCGGTGTTGTTGTTGAGCGACAACCATAGTGCAGTGGCGGTCTAGGGCCTTTATCAATCGGGAAAACTTCACCATCTAGCGACCGGCATTGGCTCGTTGTCCTGCTATCCAATGTGCTGAGCCATTCAACGCCTTTAATTAAGTCTTTGTTTCTATCCCAAACGGATTGCCTAGCCTGTGCGCTGCTGTTTTGAACCGCTGTGCGCACCATTATGCGATTGTTGCGGCTTATCTGCTGAAACATACCATCTTGATAATTGGCTGCTCTAGTGCCTCTAAGATCGCTTGTTATCTGGCTGATTGTTCTGCCTTCAGCATAGCCCTGGCTGATAACGCTATTCATTTGCTTGATCTGTGTTGCTGAGTAGTCGCGCAAAAATGGCTTAAATGTCAATCCGTTCTTGTTAACAGATAGCGGCTTGTTTTTATAGGCTGATAATATTTGATCTGCTGAAGGTTTGACGGTCTCAAATGCTGTCACTGTGGCATTGATGCTTTGAGCCTCAAGCCCTGCTTCTGCTAATGCTATGTCATCAAGGTCTAAAGTAAATTGCTCTGAATAATCAGCATAAAATTGCTTTTGTATATTGGTAACATCAGAAAGCAAAACATTATATCTTGCTCTGGTTGTTATCGTTGCATCTTCTTTAGCTAGCCGCTTGCGTATATCCGCCTCAAGGCCCTTCAAAAAGCCATTAAACTTATCCCACTCATTCTCCTTTACGCCTTCAAGCAATATCTGCCTGCGTATAGCATCATTAATTAAGGCCGGTGATGATTCAGGCATCAGGCGCAAAACCTCTCATTGTTTCGCTGATAGCCTCATTCATAGCGTCTAAATCGGTTTCTGCTGGAATTATGCCGCCGTCTACAAGTTTTTTCTGGGCCACTTCTTTAGATATTAAATCGCTTTGCCATACTGACACTAATTCAAGTGCCTGAGCTGTTGTCATTCTCTGGCTAAAGAAAGCATCTTTGATAATAAACTCTATATTATTAGTAATCGACTCTGTGACAGTTTGATACATAAACCTAGCAACATCACTCAAAGCTTTTTCATAGGCCATGTTAGCATTGGCCACTATCACAGAAAGACTCGACACATCGGCCTCATGCTTTAACCTTGCCGCCTCTGCTGTTTCGGCTTGGCCTCCCTCTGTAATTAATCGAGCGCCTAAGCTAATCATTAATTCTTTCTTTTCCTGCATGCCTTCAAAGGCCATTGTATTAGGCTGAACTTGAAGCATAGAAACGTTAGAGCCAACCGGCCCTGTAATAGCTGCGCGACTACCAAAAGGTATGCCATTTTGATAATTTGCATCCATCCATGCTTGTGTCATGCCAGTGAATGCAAGAGTAGGCTGCCCAACCGTAAAAAGGCTTTCCTCATAGTCTGCGCTGTTTCGATAGTGCTTAATATTTAAGTCTGCTATCTCCTGTAATGGCGCATCATCCACACAAGGCCGGTTGTTAACTGAGCCTAAAAAGTAAAAAGGAATATGGTTGAAAAATTGACCAGCACCATCTTTAGGATTAAAAGCCTCTCCAACCATGCTCCCTTTCTCATCGTAGACAGTTACTTGGTAAACATAAGCGCCGCTATCTTGCTGCACAAGCTCTAGGCATCTGTATTGGGTGCAAGTCTCAAGAGAATAATCAGCTTGGCGCTCTTGCTTACACTCTTCTAACTTCACATAGCTAAGCATTAATGCCGCGCCGATTCTTACCGTATCCCAGTCGCGTATAGATTCTGCCGAATAATGGTTAATAGTTGCCCTAATACCGGCATTATCAACATCGGCTTTAGTCACACCACCATTTACACTGGGATAATCAACGTACAAGCCTGCTCTGCCAACGCTCATTACATCGCGTAATACTTCATGTGCTTGGCCCTCAA